ATCAGGTTCATTCGCCTCATCAGCGCCGTCCTGACGGCTCTTCGTGTATTCAGACTCAAGGTCAGAATACGCCTTTGCCATATCCTCTGGAGAATCAAACTTCTCAGGGAGCCACTCAGGCCTTGTCTCTTGGACAATCGCAGCCTCTCGCTGCTCCTCCTCAGCCGCCTTTGCTTCCATAGCAAGATCCTGAGCCTCTGATTCCTCTTGTAGGCCCTTGATGTCCTCTTCAGAGAAGGGCTGGGGGGCTTCTGCATTACCGACTTCTACCTTCTGATAATCAGCCATTTGCGGCATTCTCCATCTGTCTGGATGCAGCATTCACCATATTAGGTGCGGTTTGCTGGGCCATAGCGGCCATCTGTTGTTGCTGCTGCATCTGCTGGATTTCCTGTTCCGACCGCACCAAGCCATCAGTATCAATACCGAGGGCTGATGCTCTCCGTGACATATACTCACGGATATTAACATACTGGCTTACAACCTCAGGCCCTAGAATCTGGGAAATTCCAGAAAGATAAATATCGAGACGATTAAGATCGTTTCCACGGCCCAGCGCCTCGATTCCAGTGATAATTGCGGGAGTTACCTTATCCTTCGGGATCTTGGGCAACTTCTTTGTCTTAGCCATCCGGTCCATAAGTCGATTGACAAGGGGGAGTTGGAACTCCTGAGACAGGACGCTGTAGATTCCACCGAGTTGTCGCTCGATGGACATGGTTACTAGCCGCACTTCTTCGGCTGTGACACGATCCGCATTACGAATAGTTGACTCTGTAAGCAGGAAGGCATACGCGAGACGATCCTGAATCTGCTGCATCGTGTTAAGCGCCACGCCGAAGTCCGACGCCTTGTTGCTTTGTAGTACACTAACATCTGCGGCTGATCCCTCCCTAATTGCGCCATTGGGAGACTCCGCCAGTGTCCTCGCTCTAGTGGTTCCGTTGGGGTTGACAAGGAATAGAACCTTAGAGGAGGCGGCAGCGCCTTCCACAATAGCCTTGGTAAGTCCTTCCAGACTCTGTAAATCTCCATAATACTGCTCGACATACCCCCTACCATACGACTCCCCATCAACCCTGAGCATCCTCAGTGCGATGAACGGAGAGCGGTCTACGGGGAAGACCTGTCGAGTCTCTTCAATAATACGGCCCTGAACTTCCTGAGTCACAGAGACCTTGCCGTCAGGCATCATCTCCTGCTTCGTGAATATCTCCGTAGTGTCCTCGTAGTCCGCTAGATTGGACTCAACATAGGCTCTGATCTCGTCCGGCAGCATGGCTGGAGCGACGGTCTCTTTGATTATGATGCATCTAGCGTTGCCCGATGGATCACGCTTAACAATGTAGCGATCTAGGTGGATAACACGCATGGAGCCTTTGTCAGGCAAGTAAAGCAAAGCATTTCCGGTTACGACAAGATGCCGAAGGGCCTCAAAGGTCGATACACGAATGTTATTCACCTCAATCTCTCTGGAAACAGCGCGTTCCATATCAGAAAGAGCAGTCTCGACCTCCGTCTTTATGCGGGGGTCTATTTCCTCCATCTTCCGGGCCTCCCTTTCATCCAGAACTAGCCTGAAAAAGGGAGCATTGGGAGGTAAGAGACTTAGAAGTAAGGCTGAGGCTAGATTATTGACACCTCTAGCCCCTATAGATTGGTAGGGAGTGGCAAACCGCTGTGCGCTGGACTTACCAGAATCCGGCATCACTGTCGGGAGGGTTAGCCTAGCAGAATCTCTGGCTCTCTCCAGATATGATGACCGCTGCGTCTCACACGCAGAATAAAGCGCAGCGATTGTCCCAGTATTAGCCATCAGTAGTTAGTCCCGCCGCCGCCACCGCCGGTATTCAGCGGAATAGTGAATCGCTTCTTCCCTGACACAGCCCCAGCAGCGGCCCTCCGGCGGTTGGCATAGGTCTTAGCACGCCTTTGAGGGTTCTTCTCTGGGGTAGGCTGCTGCATGATGGGCGGAGCCGTGGCTACCACGGCCTGTGGAGCCGGAGGGGCGGAAACGGGGGCAGGGGGTGGCATGACTGGTGGGGGTGCTGGTGCGCCGCCGAATAAACACATAGATACTGCTCCTTACTTTCCACCGAGGGAAATTTCCCGCTGTTCCTTAAATATCTGATTTAAGAATCTAATAATAGACCGCTGCCCGGAAACATACCAGACAGTGTTCTCGTCCCACCCTAAATCCGCACAAACCTCAGGCCACCTGTCATTTAACTCCATGAGAAGGTCTTCTGGGATCTGGGGAAACGGTCTTTCTTTGTTCGTCATTCCGTATAGTCATCCTATTAAGGGTTCCACAGGCGAACTTCACCTTTTTTGAGGTTGTATTCGCCCCATCGAAGTATCCTAGCGACTCTCGCTTGGATTAAAGCATCATTTTCATCTAGTCCGGCGACCTCATAGGCCTCCACAACAGACCCCCAGCAGGGGGATTCAAGCACCCGCTTGGCCCTCGCAGGGCCGATTCCGGGGCATCCTGAATACCCATCCACAGCGTCCCCTGTGAGGGCCTGAAACAGGTGGTTGTAGTCGGCTTCATCCTCAGACACCTCAATGACCCCGTGTTCAGGGTGTCCGGGGTTGTAATGCAGGCCGGGGACCGTCTTCAAATCCTTGTCAATAGTGATCACGATCTTCTCGCCCCTGATCCTGCCTAGACCGGGGCTTCCACATAGAAGGCCTAGAATATCGTCAGCCTCTAGGTTATCCTTCTCAAATGTCCTGTATACATCCCTACAGTACTGCTTAAGTTCGTGGAATACGAGAGGCTTTCGCTTGCCCTTCCTATTGCTCTTATATGTGGGGAGTACATCCTTCCTCCAATTCTCACTTCCAGACATAGCGACTACTACTTTGTCAGCATTCAGTCTGGAGGAGACATCAGAAATCCAGCAATCGAATCGCTGGGTAGCCTCCTTGAAATCAGAGTGCAGGGTCCAGAAATCATCCCCCCAGTGAATGGGAGTCTCGCAGGCGGTTGTGACCGCGTAGAGGACGATGTCCCCATCAATCAGTATAGTCCTCATCGGTCGAGCCTCCAGACTGTATAGCGAGCCTTCCTAGTTCCACTAACCCAACGCAGGCGTGGTAAGAGCCAGAGAATGATATTGTTAAATCCTCAGTCTGCCTCGTTCGCTGGGCAGCACCTAGAAAAATCATCTCATCAAACCTCGTCTGCAACTCTTTAAGCATGTCTTCCGACTGCACGAATTTTAAATCCATCTTCATATCACCCTCTTTAAAGCGCCCAGCCTCCGCTGAATCGACTTCCTCATGGAGGATTTTGGTGGGTATAGGCACATACAAGAAAGCAGGGCAGCCTGCTCCTTTTTATCCTTAAGGTATTCGTGAGTCATCCTACACACCCGGATGGCGTCCTGTCCATATATGCGCCATCTAAACACGGGGCGACCGCTGGATGTCCTGCGAGTAACAGCAGAACACCTCCCACCGAATATCCTATACATCTCCTCGATCACTGAGGGGGATGTAGATTCGACGGCTATTGTGGGAGTTTTATTGAATGAGAAGCAGGCCTCCCCATCGAGAAGGCCCGCTACCCAAGCAGCGTCAGTGGGTTTCAGCCCAGTTATGCCCGATTCGATACTCTCCGTCGAGTGGGCAACGGAATCCGAGAGACTCTCCAGCGTCTCGTATGGCCTGTACTGAAATCCGTCCGACATGATCTGCAATCTCTTCTCTCGCTTGGAATTGGACCTCATCGTGGATGTGACCAACCTGCATCACATCTGCTTCTGTCCAACCCTCCGCCTTGAACGCTCTATGAATCAGGCAAGTAGCCTCTTTCATGGCTATTGCTCCAGCGGATTGTAGCAGAGTATTCAACGCGCTATGCGGCGATCTTATTTTTAATTTGCGACCATCAATCCCAACAAGGTGGTCCTGCTGCTTTAGTCTATTCTTGACACCATCTTGTATTCTCTTCAGAGAAGATATTTTTCTGAAAAATTCTCGCTTGATTTTTCGGCCCTCATCCACGCCTCCACCGACGATGGAGCCAATCTTAGCGTCTCCAGCACCATAGCAAAGGGCGTAGATGAAGGTCTTGGCGGAGTCTCGATCTGGGAGACCGGCAGCCCTCTGATTGGAGGTGTGGATGTCGCCGTGCAGTATCTCCTTGGCGTAGTGTCCGCCATCAAGGGAGTAGGTGTAGTGCGCAAGGCAGCGAAGTTCCAGCCCACTAGCATCCACCCCAACGAGGACGCAGCCCTCTGGAGCCACAAACAGGCTCCGACATTCCTTGCCCCACGGAGCGCCAACGCGAGGAACTTGGGCCATGTTGGGGCGGCTATGGGTACACCTAGAAGTAACCGCACCGCAGGGATTTACACGGCCATAGATTCTGCCGTCCTTCTCTACCTTTAGCCACGACTCTCTACCGTCTGCAATCTGTCCTAGACGCTTAGCAATTGTCAGATATAGGATCAAATCGGTTGCTTCGGGATATTCAAGTTCCCTAAGGATGGACTCATCGACTCTAGCCCGCCCCTCCCCAGTAAATTCAGTCGGATTCCATCCGTGTTTCTTGATAAGGCCGTCAGCGATCTGCATACGAGACCCCGGATTAAATGGAACCTCCTTGACCCTTAACTCTCCGTTCAGCAGGGCCTTACGGATGTTCATGGGCGCATCACTCTTGCGGGTATACCGCTTCTTAGTTATTGGGTCTTCATAATACGCCGGAGTTTTCATTGGAATAATCTGGGAAGGGAATTGGCCCTGCAATCTCTTCTTAAGTTGATCCTTTTCATGTAGTAAGGAAGAATGCAACTCCTTAGCCGCGTTTATGTCGAAACCGAATCCGTTTCTCTCTTGTTGTGAGACGATGGCCGCGAATTCGTGTTCCAGCACGGTAGGGCGGGCGGGAGGGTTCTCCTTTTTGATTCGATTCCACAGAGCCTGAGTAACCCGTACATCCTGCAAGCAATACTCACCCATTTCGTCTGTATACTCATCCCAATCCGCACACTGTGCGAACTCACCTTTATGAATACCAAGGCGAACGCCCCAAGCCTTGAGGGACTGGCGTCCAACGAGGTTCTTGGGGAACTCTGGAGTTTGCCAATCCTCGTTCTGGATGTCAGGCCAGAGCATCCGGCACATAATCAGAGTGTCCCGAATGACGGCGTCGGTGTTCCAGTCAGGGTGCAGACGCTGTATGGCCCGAACATCAAAGTCTTGGATGTTGTGTCCAACAATGATGTCAGCAAGCCGCAGCCTCTCCAGAGCCTCCTCTACTGGAACTAGTTCCGGTTCTCCATCAGGACTAGCCATCCCGATACAGTGAATAGTTTTCAAGCCAAGGAGTGTTTTAAAATCCTTGATCCCATTCGTTTCAATATCAAATATTTCGATGTGCATTGGTCTGTCCTTCTGGATCGATATTTTGATCCTCTAGCCACTCCCTGATGTAGGGATCGTCAGCCAATTTGTCCTTAATTCTAGCCAGTGTTCTTCTGAAACTGTTTCTAGTTGTCTGCCATGTCACTCTACAGCCCTCCTCATCGGAAAGCCATTCAGCAATTTTTCTCCACGAAACAGGCCGACCCCTGTACTCCAAGGGGCAGGGATTCTTCAAATCCCTCTGTAGAAGAAGGCCTTTGCCCCAAGGAGGGTGTGCAGAGTAACTACGCCCCAACTCCGGGGAGGTCAATGATTTCTGGTGCGACCCATTCATTTAATCTTCCTGTCTCGCCGTCGTATTCAAGGGTTGTTGTGACACCTGTCTCACCAGCATAGCGATTTTTCAGAACCCGGAGGGTGAGTAGGCGGTTAGATCCTTCGTCCTGCTGATCTCTTTCGCAGCCAATGACGGCATCGCTCAGTTGAGCAATAGCGTGGCTACCTCGTAGTTGCGCTAGACTGGTAACGCCCCCCTCCTCATGGGAGCGGCCCCCATCAGGCCGACGAAGGTGGGACACCAGAACAAGGTGGGCGTCTGTCTCTTCCACCAATGACCGCAATCGAGTCATGGTGTTGTCAATCATCCGCCGCTCATCTCCGGCCTCTAAGGCGCTCACCACAATCGAGAGGTGGTCAAGAAAGATGAATTCACATTCCATTGCTCTAGCCATATACCGGACCCGGTTCAGGAGGTTAGCCGGATCAATAGACCCCCAGTGATCGTAGAGAACCAGATTTCCAGAACCAGCAGTAGCGTCGAAGGAGGCTTTCTTGCGATCCTGAGTCACCCCATCAATATCCCAGTGGTGAATTGGAGAGCCAAGCCACAGGGCCATGAGATGCTCTGCGGTCTTCTGAACACTCTCCTCAAGAGCGATATACCCTACCTTCCGGTTATTCTTCAGTAGGTAGAGAGCCAGTTCTCTGGCTACGCTGCTCTTGCCAATACCAGTACCAGCAGTGAGTGTGACCAGTTCTCCGCCTCGCATTCCATACAACTTACTGTTCAGGGAGGGCCACGGATACGGCACAGAGGGCTTCCGCTTTGAGTTGGTGATTAAGTCCCAGACCTCTTCTCCGGGGATGACCCCGTCAGGTCGGTAGGACTTCGCTCCGTAGACTGCGTCAATCAACTCCTTGGCCTGCCCCTGCACCAGACAGTCGTTAGCGTCCTTCTCAGGAAGGCTGGTGACAATCTTGACCTTGCCGGGGGACAGTTGCTGTGCAGAAGCGATGGCGGCGTCTCGACCCTGCTGATCCTGATCAAAGCACAGGACCACAGTTTCAAACGACTCCAGCCAGTCAAGGTTCTTGGCAATCACCTTCGCCGCAGATTTGGCCCCATTAGGGATCGAGACCACCGGCCACTTAAGGTTAAACACCTGAGATACGGAGAGAGCATCCACTTCGCCCTCAGTGATCGTGACCATCTTCCCTGAATCTCTCCAGAGATGTGAGCCATACA